AGGTGAGCAACGAGCAAGCCGAGGACAACTTCACCCACATCGCCACGACGACCGTGCCGGTGTACTACACGATCTGGGGCAACCTGCTGCGGATGTGGCCGGACCCCGGCGTCGACCGCGATCTCAGCTTGCGCGGCTACCGCTACCCGGCCGACTGGATGGCCGAGGGTGCCGGTGCCGAGGTCGACGCCGACCCGCGGCTGCACATCCTGCTCGCTCACTACGCCATCGCGCTGAGCTACGCCCAGCAGGAGGACGAGGTCCTCGAGGACACCTACATGAAGCGCTTCATGTCCGGCTTCAGCGCCGCCCATGCAGCGATCTGCAACCCGCGCCATCACCGGCCGCTGATCTACGCCGGGGGCCTGCCCCTCGGCGGGACCGGCAGCCAGACGATGCAGTGGGGACCCCCGGTGCACTCCTGATGGCGAACCGTCTCGACCCGATCAACATGGTCGACTTCACGGGTGGCCTCAACACCCGCGCCTCGCCCTTCCAGCTGGGCGAGAACGAGACTCCCGAGTCGCTCAACGTCGCCGTCGACCGCCTCGGCGGGATCTACTCGCGCTTCGGCTGGGAGCGCTGGTCGACCGAGGACCTGTGGGACGATCCCGAGACCTGGGACCCGCGGCGCGCCTTCATGCATGCCCTGAGCGACGGCACCTTCAACAACTACATCGCCGCCAACGGCACGATCTTCGGCTCGACCGGCACCCCCGACTTCGTCGACCTCGCCGTTGCCTGCGGGGCGGTGACCCACCTCGCCGACTTCGCCGCGATGGGCGACACCCTCTACGTCGCCCGCGGGCGGGAGAACCCCGGTGCCTACCGCGTCGGCGCCGGGACCCTCACCGCGCTGGCCGAGTCGGGGGCGGGCAACTGGAACGACGACTACACCGACCCCCTGTCGGGGCCCGCGGCGATGCCCGCTGCCGAGCTCTGCGAGAGCCACGGCGGCTACCTCTTCGTCGCCAACACCGAGGAGGACGGGACCGACTTCCCCAACCGCATCCGCTGGTCGCACCCGACCAGCCCGCTCGACTGGGCCTCGGCCGACTACATCGACATCTCCTCCGAGGGCGGCAGGATCACGGCGCTGATGTCGTTCCAGGACCACCTGCTGGTGTTCAAGTCGGACGGCATCTGGGCGATCTACGGCTACGACGCCAACTCCTGGCAGGTGATCAAGAAGTCGACGACGATCGGTGCGCCGGGCCCGCAGGCGGTGACCCGCTCGGAGGCGGCGGTGTTCTTCTACTCGGCCTCGGACCACGGCTCGGTCTATGCCTACACGGGCGAGATGCCCCAGGAGGTCTCGCAGGGACTGCGCCGCTCGATCGGCCAGATCACTCACCCCGACCTGATCTGGGTTGGCTGGCTGCGGCGCAAGCTGTGGGTCACCGTGCCGTGGAACTACGAGGGCGCCCAGGACGACTCGACCGGGGTGTTCGTCTACGACCCGGCGGTCGGCGAGAACGGCTGCTGGATGTTCTTCGAGTCGCTGGCCGGAGGGCTCGGCCCGCTCGTCGGCGGCTCCAACCTCGACTCGGCGGTCCGCCCGATGGGCGTGCTGCGCAACACCGAGTCGCCACGGATCGTGCTCCTCGACGCCATCGAGGAGTTCGCCTACGACCACATCAGCGACACCTCGGTGCTCGGTGCCACGTCCACGCTGTCGGACCCGTTCGCCACCCTCGCCATCGAGACCGATACCGGCGACCTGATCGTCGCCAGCGGGATGCCCGGACTGCAGCCGTTCCGCACGATCTACCGCACGCCGTGGCTGACCGCTGGCTGGCCGACGCGCAAGAAGTCCTTCCGCCGTCCCGACTTCGTCTGCCGCCGCACCGGGCTCACGCACCAGTTGCGGATCCAGTCCTACCGCGACTACGAGGAGATCAACCCGCGCCGCCAGCACACCGTGCAGGTCGACGGCCAGGGTCTGACGGTCTGGGGCGAGTTCGACTGGACGGCGACCGAGGGTGCTCTGCCCGACGCCCCGGTGTGGGGCTCGGGCCGCGTCGCCGGTAACAAGGTCGTGCGCGGCGGCAGCTTCGGGCTGTGCAAGGCGCTGCAGGTGCGCATCCAGAGCTTCACTCCCGGTGCGCGCTGGGGCATCGACGCCATCGTTCTGAAGCTCGTCATGCGACGGTTCCACTAGGAGTATCTGATGCCGCTGATCCTCACCAACCGCTTCATCAACGGCGAGGTCGCTGACGCTGTCCCCGTCGACGGGAACGATCAGGCGATCCAGTCCTACATCAACTCCGAGGTCATCACCGCCGACGGGCTGACGCAGATGAGGGCCCCGCTGCTGTTGCGCAGCGGCGACCCGACCCAGCCCAACCACGCCGCCAACAAGGACTACGTCGACGCTCAGATGCCGATCGGCACGATGCTGATGTGGCCCGCGGTGGTCCCTCCCGCCGGGTCGAAGTGGCACCTCTGCGACGGCGGGGCGCTGGCTACGTCCGCCTACGCCATCCTGTTCGGTCTGCTCGACTACAAGTACGGCGGCAGCGGCGGGTCGTTCCTGCTGCCCAACCTGCAGGGACGCTTCCCGATCGGCTTCGACGCCACCAAGACGGCGTTCGATGTCATCGGCGAGGCGGGCGGCACCTTCACCGTGCCGGTCCCGGCGCACGCCCACGACATGCCGCACAATCACGGCGTCAACATCACGACCTCGGTGGAGCAGCAGGCCCATGCCCACGCCATCAGTCCGACCGGCACGATCACCACCTCGAGCGACGGCGCCCACTCCCACAACTCGGCGTACATCAATCACTCTCTCCCAACCGCGGGAACCGAGGGGGTCGATCGCAGCATGAACGCTGCCCCTCCGTACCCGACCGGCTACCTGCAGGCCGGTACCGATGTCCAGGGTGCCCACACCCACACTTACTCGGGCAACACCTCGGTCGAACAGGCCCTTCACACCCACGCCGTGAACGGCGTAACGAACGCCATCACTGCGGCGGCCACCGCCAACAACTCCGCCGCCCTGACCCCCACGGGCGTCACGACGACGATGGTCCAGCCCTACCTCACCGTCAACTTCATCATCAGGATCATCTGATGCCCTACGTCGACTCCGGCTACTACGAATCTCAGCGCCGTGGGATCGACGATCAGTACGCCGCGCAGATGGCGTCGAACACGTTCGCCCGCACGCTCGCCCAGACCAGGGGCAACCGCGACCTCAACCTGATGACCCAGGGGTTCAAGCGCCAGACGCCGAGCTTCCTGGCTGGCTTCGGGCAGCGTGGATTCGGGGGCGGCGTGCGCAGCGGCGTGATGCAACGCTCGATGCAGAACTACGTCAACGACTTCACGCAGCAGTACGGCACGGCGCAGAATGATCTCACCAGTCAGCTGCGTCAGTACGACCTGACCACCCAGCAGCTGGGTGCCGGGCAGGCGAACTCCTACGCCGAGCTCGAACTTCAGAAGGCGCGTGACATCGCCTACGCCGCGCAGAACATCGAGGCGCTACGCCAAGCATGGGGAGGTACCTGATGGCTCTGCCTTGGACATCGACCGGAGCGAGCAGCACCAGGAATACGTGGACGAACTTCCAGAAGCCGACGCCCGGTAGTGCTGCCGCCCAGAGGGTCGCCGCCAACGCCGCCAACTCGCGCGCCTTCAACGCGAGGAACGCTGCGGCGCAGGATGCTTCGGGTCAGCACACCGGCTTCTACTCGTGGTTCCAGCCGCCGGACCCCAGGACCTACAAGCCCAACGCCGTCGACCTGGCGCTGATGCGCGTTGGCGGCAACGCTGTCACCAATGCCTTCAACAATCAGCCCGCCCCTGCCGCCCCTGGCAGCCCCGGTGGCGGCGGTCGTGGTGGGTACGGCGGCGGCGGCGGTGGCGGCGGTGGACCGGCGGTCACCCAGGCGATGATCGACGCCCTCGCCCAGGCGCTCGGCGTGCATCCGGGCCAGCTGGGCTATACCCCGCTGCCCGCTTTCCAGGGCCAGGCGCTGCCAGCGTTCAACACCGCTCCCTATGACACGCAGCGCGCCCAGCTGGACCAGGCGGCGGCGCGCGACCAGGCCAACTTCAACACCAACCAGCAGGCCACCACCCAGGCGGTGCAGGGGGCGTACTCCAACCCCTACGCCAACGCCCAGGTGCAGGCGGGCGCGGCGACACCGCAGATGGGGGCGGGGCTGATGGCCACGGCGGGCGGCGTGACCGACCCGGCGCTGGCCCAGCAGATGAACGCCCAGAACGCCCAGAACCAGGGCTCGTTCCAGGACCTCTACCGGGTGCTCGGGGCCAACCAGCAGGCCAGTCAGAACTCACGCATGCAGCAGGTGGCGATGGATGCCAACTACGGGCGCCAGACGGCCGGGGCCCAGGTGGCCGGGCTGCAGGGCGGGATCGCCACCAACCAGGCCAACGCCCAGCAGGCCTACGCTCAGCAGCAGGCCGAGCGTGACTACCAGAACCAGCTGATGGCGTACCAGACCCAGATGCAGAACGCCCAGGGCCAGCAAGCCACCAACCAGGCCAACTGGACCCAGCAGAACGCCACCCTGCAGGCCCGCCTGCAGCCGGTGCTCGACCTGATCAGCCAGATCGGCGGGAGCAGCGGGCTCAATATCTCGGGGCTGATGCAGATGCTGCAGGGATTCGGGGCGTAATGAGCAACGACTACACACCGGGCGGTGGCGTCGACCCGACGATGATCCAGGCGCTGATCCAGATGCTGACGGGGATGGGCGGCAACCAGTCGTGGCAGGGCGCCGCCGATCCCAACCTGCTCAGCCAGTTGAGCTTCGGCTTCGACCCCACCCAGATGCAGAGCCTGTCGCTGCCGCAGATCCCCGGCACCTCCGAGCCCGATGACGTCGGCTACATCGAGGAGGCGAGCAAGCAGTACAACGTCTCCCAGGACCTCGTCAACCTGACCGGCCTCGGCGACCTGGGCTACGCGGCGATGATGGGGCCGGGCAGCTTCGGCGCCAACACCTTTGAGCCGACCGTCACCAACGAGCTCATCCAGCAGCCAGCGACGCTGCAGTTCCAGCGCTACCTGGCCCCCGGTAACGAGGGCACCTTCGAGGGGCGCGTCGCTCGCGT